AAGGCACGAGCCGCTACCTGCTTAACGAGTCGCTCTCGCTGACTCCGGCCGACCTGCTCGACATCTTCGAGGGGCATAATATCGCCCGGCGCAAGCTCAGGGACGAACTGCGGCTCTTTATGAACGGTGAGCGTAGTGTGGAGAAATACCGGGAGGCGGGTATCAGCTGGTGGGATTACTGCGGCCATACGCTGGTGAACAGTTACCCCACCTACTTCGAGAAGCTGCCGCCACTCATCGACAGAATCAACCGGGAGAAGCGCAGCAGCAAAAACTATGTGCTGTTCCTCGGATCCACCGGCGCAGAGACCAATCAAGCCCCGTGCCTCAGCCTCGTGCAATTTCAAATCGACGGCGGCGAGCTGGTGCTGTCAGCCTACCAGCGCAGTTCCGACGCCAACCTCGGACTTCCGGCCGACATATATCACTTGTACCTGATGTCCCGGCAAATCGATTTGCCCCTGCAATCTGTCACCCTCAACCTCGGCAACGTGCACATCTACGACAATAACATCGCCCGTACACGGGATTTGCTCGCCGGGAACGAAAATGTCAAATTCGAGTTAAACGTATGAAAAAGAAAATGTATTTATCGGCCCCGCTCCCATTCGTAGGGCAGAAGCGCATGTTCGTGCGCGAGTTTATAAAAGTTCTGAAACAGTTTCCCGACGACGCCACCTTCATCGACCTATTCGGAGGCTCCGGCCTGCTCTCCCATATCGCCAAGCGGTGCAAGCCGAATGCCACTGTGGTGTACAACGATTTCGACAATTACCGCCGTCGACTCGAAAACATACCGCGCACCAATCGATTGATCGCCGATATTCGAGAAATCGTGGGCAATACCGTTCCTCGGCACAAGGCGATCACCGGAGACATTCGGGAGCGCATATTCGACCGCATTCAGCGGGAGGAGCGCGAAACCGGATACGTGGATTTCATCACGCTCTCTGCCTCGATTATGTTTTCGATGAAGTATAAGCTGAGCGTCTCGGAGATGCGGAAAGACACCCTCTATAACAATATCCGCAAAAACGATTATCCGGAATGTCTCGACTATTTGGAAGGGCTGGAAATCACCTCTCGGGATTATCGGGAGGTGTTCAATGAGTACAAGGATACGCCCGGTGCGGTGTTTCTGGTCGACCCGCCCTATCTCTCCACCGAGGTGGGGACCTATACGATGTACTGGCGGCTCTCCGACTATCTCGATGTGCTGACGGTTCTCGCCGACCATTCGTTCGTCTACTTCACCTCCAACAAGTCGTCTATCTTGGAGCTCTGCGATTGGATGGGCAGGAATCGGACTTTGGGCAACCCCTTCGAAGACTGTATAAAAACCGAATTTAATGCCCATGTGAACTACAACGCCACGTATACGGATATAATGCTATATAAGCGTGCCGCGCCCACGATTCCGGCGGTATAATATAACGTCGTTTTAATGGTATTAAAACAGCGTTAAAAACCAAATATGATATATTCTTTATTGTTTAAAGTTAGTGATTTTTGGTGAGATAGCCAAAAGACTGAGCAATAAAAAGCACCGAAAAAACATATTTCTTCGGTGCTTTTTTTGTGCCTGTCTGCCGAAGGTGTAGTACATTGTAAAATATTGTTAATTGTGGCGCTATTTTTTTATTTCGTTTTTTTGTATATACAATAAAAAGACATATCTTTGTAGTGTAATCAAAAAGGAAACGATAACATAAAAAGATAAAGCCATGTTACAGAAAGGTACAGAACAATACAAAGAAGCTCAGAAATTATCCAACAGACTTCAACAGATTGCTAGCTATGAAAGATGGAATAATAACAATTCGTATGAGATGCACTTCAATCCGTTCTATCGGTTCTTGTCCCGGATAATCAACCTGAATGTTTTTGCCTCCAATGTGGCAAAGACGATTGATGAAAAATGCACCTATCCGAGTTTCAAGATTGCCAACATGTCGAGTAAGCAAGCATGGATACTTGCCTGTGCGGCGATCGAGAATAACATAAATCTTGAAGATTGTTATACCCCTGTATGGGCCAGATGATTATAAATAAAAATTACTTATATATGGAAACAAAAAGAACAATGGTATTATCATTTCATGTTTGCCGAGGTGGCAGATTCTATAACCCCGGTCATGTTGAATTTGTTGGAGAAGAAACATTCTCAGATGTGTGTAGCATGTTGTCAGATCGCTTGTTCACGAAAGACAGGGACGAGCATGGGAGGTTCTGCAAACCCTATATTGCAGACGAAGTGGGCACTGTCGTTAGTGAGGACGACGAGAACGGAAGAACAGGAGAGATAGACTTCGATGGTGATTATGACAGATATTATACTATCGAGATAGAGGATATAGACGACCTCAGCGACTCGGAATTGGAAGCCATAAGGGCGTATAAAGGGTATATGAGCGAAGATCTTGAACGGCTTATTAAAGTCGATGACGACGAGGAAAACGAGGAGGACGAAGAATGAAAAGGGAATTTCCATTATTCATTGTAGACCATAACCGGGCGCACAAGTTCGGAGAAGTCGACTTCATATACTGTTCCGACATAGACAATGGCTTTATAGCCAAAGTCGAGTATATCGACGGCATTATCGAGGAAGTCGGAGAGGATTACCGCATAGAGCCCGGATTGTCAGGATCTAATATTTCCGCAAAGATAAGCATTAAGCGTATTACAGGTAAAAATCCTGATAAAACTAAGATACGAGGCCTTTTAAAACAGGCTATGAAGTATTATACATCGCTATCGACATTCTCGGCAGACATCGGGAATATTACGGTGCGACAAATGGTGTTGTTCATTGATACGCTGATTTTAGACGGTCGTAAGAATGCGATTGCGGCCGGTAGTGATTACAATTATAGGAATACGGTATTAACATCTATCGCATTTTTAGAGGCGATAAAAAAAGAATTAATTGGGGTATGACATTAGACGATATAGCAAAAACATTAGTGGAAATCAGAACGCGCAAAGGCTTTTCTCAATATAAAATTTGGCAAAATGGAATCAACATGGGCAGCGTCAGGGCGATAGAGAGTGGAAAAAATGTAAATATCGAGAATCTGCTGAGGTATTGTGAGATAGTCGGTGCCGAAGTTATTGTAAAAGAAAAAGAGGAGCATTAGCCCCTCTTTTTTTTGTTATCAAATCCCTCAATTCATAGTGTTATAATGGCGTTCGAATGCCGTTTGTTGGGTGTTGTGCACTTGTCTATTATTGGACGCTTCGTTTTTCTCGAATCGGCGATTTTTAGACGCTTCGTTTGGGATTTTTCGGAAATTTGGATTTGCGGATTATATAAGTCGTAGTTCGTTGTATCCTGAGTCGGTGGTGAATCCTAATTGAAATCGCTGTGGCGTGGTGGAACGAAATTCTATGGTTACATAGTCATACTCGTCCCAATCGGTAGGTAGTTGGGGTGCGATGTCTTTTATCGCGATTTTTTTACCCGACACGATTTTCTTGCTGTCGAATTGGAATTTTACAGAATCGTTGGTATGGCATGATGTCAAACCGAGAACGAGGAAAATGATTCCGTAGGATAACAGTCTGTTTTTCATGATTGATGGGATTTGTGATTTTTATTTTTTTTCTGGAAGTGGTATGGAATATTGAATGTCGTTTTCGGCGAATACTCGTACGTAATCTACATACATATCCGATACATTCCCGAAGCGTTCGAGGTCGATAGGCCAACCACTTATTCCTCCAATCGCGTAGTTTATCAGGAAGAAAAGCGGTTTTTCTTTTGATATGTCGTTCGTTGTATGCCTCAGTACTTCGATACCGTCGAAATAGTATATTGTTTCGTCTCGTCCTACATATAGACCATAGGTGTGGAAGGTGGTGGACCAATATGATTTTCCACCCAGTTCCATGATGGGAACTCGTTTATTAAAGCGTTTTTTATATGTCCCATCGGGTTCTTTTTGTCCCCAGAAATGGCTCGTGATGGAGTAGCCCGGGTGGTTGGGGTTACCTTTTCCTACCCCTCCATAGGCTTCGACAATATCCAGTTCGTCTCCATTGATGCCTCGGTCGATACTGGTGAGAGTCCAAAATGCAGGCCAAGTACCGGGTGCAGACTGGGCGGTAAACCTACATTCGAGATAACAGGGGGCTTTTGTGAAAAATCCTTCACCGTCCATATTTACAGACGATATTAGTCCTGAGCTTCCTTTTGTTCCGGCTCTTTTACGGGCTTTAATTTTCAAATAGGTGTCGACTTGTTCGAAAGGATTATCAGGACCGTCGACATCGGAAAATGGCCAGCCGCTGAAATCTCCGTATCGGGGCTTGTGAGCGCAGTACCGGGCGTTTTTGCCGTCATTGGATATGGATAATTCATTATCGAAGTCATCTTCAAATACGAGTTTCAGTCCTTTGGACTGAGAGGGAACGGTATCCGGTATACCGTAATTCCATTTTTTACCAGCTTTGTTGTAGAGCTGTAACTCAAATACATCTTTTTTCCCCTCGTTGTTACTTGCGTATATGCGGATATTTGTAGGGCCGTAGGGGAAGTCCCGGGCTGGAAAGACGAAAGAGACCTTTTCAGCTCCTTTTGTTTCAATTCCTCCCGGGGTGAGGTTTACATCGTGCCCCCATTTATTGGGTTGTCCTGTCGTGGGTTGTTGCCAACAATAAGCATATACTCGATTCATTCCCGGTGCTCTCAATGTGATTTTTGTGTCGTCGGTGATAACTGTACGTAATCGAGGTGTGATTATTTCGATCGATTTCGTCCACTTGTCGAGAGTCGTATCGTTTCGGCTGAAATTGAAATCGGCATAGATATTTTGATTGTGAGATGTCTGAGCGGTTATAAAAAATATATTCAGTATGGACAGTATTACGGTGTATTGCCAAAGATTTTTTCTTGATTTCATAGGTTGAAGTGTCGTTTAACTGGTAATCAGATGTAAGTTCTTTTTTATAAAGACGATAAAGAGAGCTTTTTGTGTACTACTTTATTGATGTTTTTTTGTTCAAAAAGGGCTTTCCTTTCTATTCGTAATATGTCATTGTATTTCATAGCGGGGTTCAACGAAGGGGTGGGACGGGTTCCCGAAATTTTCGAACTGTTTTTGGAACTTCTCATAGGGAATGATGTTTACAAACTGAAAAGCGAGATGGAATGTTTAGCTCTTTTTGTATGGAGTTTGGGGAAATTGTTAGAAATTTATATGCAAGAATTGGGTTTTACAGATTTTTTGTATCTTTACGCCTCGTAATTTAAATGAATAGAATATGAAAAAGATTAGAGCTGCCATTGTCGGTTATGGCAATATAGGGCATTTTGTTTTAGATGCTTTGCAAGTCGCTCCTGATTTTGAAATAGCGGGTATAGTCCGTCGTCGTGTTTCGGAGGTTCCCATAGAATTGTCGGCT